ATTAATAAACAGTATGTTACATAGATATGAGTGATAGATATTGCATGGCGTTTAAACAGCTCGTTTACACACACACCACCATGCCGCGCCGTTTAAACGCATTTAATTTAATGTATTTTTTTTTTTTCATACCCCCCAAAAACTTTTTTGAAACGGAGGAACTTGTACCGGTCCCCATCCACAGCCATAAATTTCAGATTTTGTTTTATAGGCGTTATACATTTAGTTAATAAAATTTTTTGGACTTTTCCTAGATAGGTGTTATATTCTTTATATCCGGTTGCACCTACTAAGGAAACCAATGACACATAGTGTACCGACAGAACTGATGCTTAAAAAAGAAATGGAACTTTATCAAGATGATGATTTTGATTTGCCAGAGCTTGAAGACTCAGTTTATAACCCCGCTAACGACGAGTTTAAACGCACAGTTGTCGCGCTTCAGCGTAAAATACACAGCCTGTCCAATATTATGCGTCCTAGATATGCGATGATTGCCCGTCTTTCGTTAAGCCCGTACACTAATGTTGAAATTGGAATAAAGACGCGTTTTACCGCTTCCACAGTTGGTAAGGTGTTAAAAAATGAAGATGTGCAAACATTACGCCGCGCACTTATTCAACTAAGAAATTTATTATCTGGTGTTTCTGCTATTGAGCGTGAACAGATGCTATGGCGCATTGCGCTCAATAATGAAGAATTTAACCCTCGCACCGCCATCGCCGCAGTGAGTGAAATAAACTCCATGAAAATTGACCACGCCGCCGCCAAAGAAAAGTCTAAGCAGAACACGCTTATATCGCAACAACCCCAAGTTATTATTCAATTAGCAGACGCAAGGCTAGTGCCTACTAAGCTAGACGTATGAGTATATTCGACCATTTAGGTGATGATGCCGACGAGTTTGAAGAAGGTCAAAACCCAAACAAGCCTAAAAACGGCGCTATACAGCTAGATTATGAACCTCGAGACCAGTTTATTGACTTCCACCAGAGGAACGAACGGTTTGCGGCAATGGTCGTTCATAGACGAGCCGGTAAAACAGTTGCCGCAATACATGACATTGTTATAAAAGCGTTACGAACCACTAAAAAGAACCCGAGGTATGCGTATGTTGCTCCGTTTTATTCGCAAGCTAAGTCAATCGCATGGAACTATCTTAAAGACGCCGCGAGAGGGTTCGCCGTTGAAATGCGAGAATCGGAACTCTCCGTTAAATTACCCAATGGCGCTCTTATTCGTCTATTTGGTGCTGACAATCCTGACACTCTTAGGGGTTTGTATTTCGATGGGATTGTCTTGGACGAATTTGGAGACTTTCGCCCTAAATTGTATGGAGAAGTCATATTGCCAACCATTGCCGATAGGCAAGGTTGGTTACTAGCGATTGGAACGCCCAAGGGTAAGAACAACGCGTTTTATCAGATATGCCAACGTGCTAAATATAGCGAAGATTGGTATTTCAAAGAATTAAAAGCAAGTACGTCCGGTTTACTTCCTCAATCAGAACTTGATTTGATGAAGGCACAAATGTCAGCAGAACAGTATGAACAGGAATTTGAGATATCATTTAGCGCCGCGCTAATCGGTACCTACTACTCAACGCAGATAGCCAATGCAGAGAAAGAAGGTAGAATTAACGAAAAGTACGACTATGACCCAAACTTCCCCGTTTACACGGCTTCGGATTTAGGTATAACAGATTCTACGGTGTTTTGGTTTTGGCAACCTAGACCTGACGGCATTTGTGTATTCGATATGGAATATAATAGTGGGGAGCCGATACAGCATTACACCGATATGCTCAAGCACAAACCTTACGAATATGAAACTGTGTGGCTGCCGCATGATGCTAGAGCAAAAACGCTGCAAACAGGTAAATCCACAGTAGAGCTAGTTTTAAATGCAGGGCTACCCTGCCAGATTGTGCCAATGCTAAAAGTTCAGCATGGTATAGATGCGGTAAGGGCTACGTTCCCCAATATCTACATGCACCCTAGAGTAGAATATGGAATTGAAGCGCTTAGGGTATACCGTCGTAAATACGATGATGTGAACAAAGTATTTTTAAATAAACCACTGCATGATTGGGCGAGTGACTTTGCAGATGCGTTCCGGTATATGTGTTTAGTTGCTAACGCAAAAGACCCTACAGCGGTAAGCCAACAAGAACCTGTTGTAATACAGTCTAAAAAACATACACTAGGTGAACTTTTTGAACAAAACGAAGCAAGCGTATCCCGTGTTGCTTCACGAATGAGGATTTAGACTGATGAGCGAAGATTACGTAATACCAACGAGCGAAGATGAAGAAGCGCCGGACAACGAGTATAAACATGACGGCGCGTATTGGAGCGATGAAATAAAAGCCTCAGAAAAACGCTTAGAAAAATGGCACAAAACCGCTGATAGAATTGTAGACCGTTATAAAGCCGAAGAAGCTGAAGCGCAGGGGTCGTCTAATGACCGAATGCGTTTAAACTTGTTCTACTCAAACGTGCAAACGCTAGAGTCTATGTTATATGGGTCAGTACCAAAAATCGACGTTAGCCGCAGATACGCAGATGCTAACGACGACAAAAGCCGAGTAGCGGCAGAGATAATGCAACGTCTGTTAAATGAAGATGTTCAAGTTAACGGTAAAGAGATTGACAACGTGCTTAGGTCAGCATTGCAGGACAGATTACTAGCCGGACTAGGAACCGCTAAAGTTCGCTATACTTACCAGACCGAAACAGATGCAGACGGTAACGAGGTAGCTGTTAATGAAAAAGTGCCTATTGATTATTATTATTGGGGTGACATACTTTGGGGTTGGTCTAGGAATTTTGCTGACATTCCGTGGATAGGGTTTAGAAATTATTTAAGCAAAGAAGAAGCCGGTAAACGCTTTGGTGAAGATATTGCTAAGAATTTAGAGTATAACGTGAGAACTTCAAATGTTAGCGAAGACGCTACTGATGAAGACCAAAAATCTGAAAGCAAACAGTGTGAGATTTGGGAAATTTGGTGCATGGAAAAGCGCACGGTGTACTGGTACGACAAACACAGTAAAAAAGTGTTAGAAGAAAAGGAAGACCCACTTAAATTAAAAGGGTTCTATCCTTGCCCACCGTTTTTAATGGCTAACCCAACAACTAAGTTATATATGCCAACGCCAGATTTTAAAATGGCTGAAGACCAGTACAATGAAATTGATTTGCTACAAACACGCATTTCTATTTTAACTGAAGCGGTAAAAGCAGTCGGCGTTTACGATAAAAACGCAGATGGCGTACAGCGCATGTTCACTGAGGGGACTGATAACACGTTAATACCGGTAGACTCTTGGGCGGCGTTTTCTGAAAATGGAGGTTTACGCGGTGCAGTAGACTGGATGCCTATAGAAGCAGTTACCAATGCTATAGACCGTTTAACCGCCCTTAGAAATGATTCAATTGAATTGCTACAGCAAATTACCGGAATGGCAGACGTCATGCGCGGGCAGTTGCAAAATCAATATGAAGGTGTTGGGCAAACTAAACAAAAAGCTAAATTTGGGTCCGTACGAGTGCAAGCATTGCAACAACAGTTTGCTACTTTTGCCAGTGATATTATGCAGCTAAAAGCGGAAGTTATTAGCCGTTTCTTTTCACCTGAAACCATTATGCGCCAATCAAATATGATGGAAAGCTTTGATAAAGAAATGGTGCCTGAAGCAGTAAATTTAATAAAACAATTTGACCGAGCTAACCTATCTATTGTTATTAGACCAGAATCAGTAGCAATGATTGACTACAGTGAAATGCGCTCAGAACGTATGGGGTACCTTGAAGCCATATCTGGATTTATGACGGCAGTTACGCCTATTATTCAGCAACGTCCTGAATCTGAATCGTTCATGCTTCAGCTAATGCAGTGGGGTTTAGCAGGGTTTAAAGGTTCTCAGCAAATTGAATCTTTGTTAGACCGAACAATTGAAGCGTCTAAAAAAGAACAGGAGAATCCGAATCAAGAGCCTTCACCAGAACAACAGGCAGCGCAGGCAGCGCAACAAGCGCAACAAGCAGCAACGCAGGCAGAAATGCAGAAAATAAAGGCTAAAGCAGACGCAGATATGCAAGTGCGTCAACAAGACATGCAAGCGGATATACAAACAGCGCAGCGCCAACACATGTATAAAATGCAGGAAATTGAAGCTAATGCGTTAGCTAAACAGATGGAATCGCAAGGTAAGCATCAGCAACGTATGACCGAACAAGTTAATGACGCCGAAGCTAACATTTCACAAAGCAACGCGGCGGCTGAAGCTGACTTAATCAAAACCGACTATAAGACCGAATCTAAGCTGCGGGAGTTAGTTACCAAGGCAGAGTTAGAAGCGGAGCTTAAACAACAAGAAAGAAGGGATGCAAAAAATGACGATGAAAACTAAACCAAGCACAAAGCAATTTAACAGCAACTTTGAAAAAATATTTGGGTCTGAAGAAGAACGCCAAAAAAAGCGGGAAGGTGAAAAAATAGAAGCTGAAAAAAATTGGCGTTATTGGCAAACAGCTAGCGCCGAAACTAGCAACAAGTCAGCTAGTGTTCAGAAAAACTTGAAGGAGTTTAAATCTCCTATTGACGGTTCTATTATTTCTTGCCATTCACAATTGCGCGACCACAACAAAAAACATGGCGTAACGGACATACGCGACTACGAAAATCAGCATTTTGAAACTCGAGGTAAAGAAATGTACAAAGAAAAAATAGGGGATAACCCGCAAGCAAAAAAAGAAAGACAGCAGTTAATCGAACACAACTTATATAAATATGGGGTATTAAAATGAATGAAGATAAATTAGAAAAAGAAATCCAAGCAAAAGGTTTAACCTTTCCGCGTTTAACGCCAAAAATAATTAACGAGTGCATAGCATCGAATCAGTTCCATGTGTTTAAAGACTCATGTTTAACGGTTTGTTGTCTAACTCTTTCTAACGGTTACACAGTAACAGGGGAAAGCGCGTGCGCTAGCCCTGAAAATTTTAACGCTGAAATTGGCGAAAAAATAGCTTTTGATAATGCAAGAGCTAAAATATGGGCGCTTGAAGGTTATTTACTAAAGCAAAAACTAAGTGAAAACGGGTATTAAAATGAATAAAACACAAGCAGTAACACAACCAACAACCGGTTCAGGGGATACGACAAAAGCAGAACAAATACTGGACACCATAGAAAACTTAAACTGGACTTACTTAAGGTTAAGCAGGTTGCTTGACAAAATAATAGGTCAGGATGCTGTCGACGGGAGCTGCGAAAAAACCCCAAGGGCGGAACCTAGTTTGCAACATTTATTAATTAATGGCGCAGATTTAATTAATGATAAAATGGAAATTATAAACGCTAGAATTACCGACCTCGAGTCAATTCTTACTACGTAAATATTAACGCAACATTTGGTCAGGAGTACTAAAAATGAGCGAACTTAGAGCAGCGCTAGAGCAGGCAATGTCAGGCGGCGACGATGAGGGCAAGGAAAACATAGAATCTGTAATAGCCCCGCCTGAAAATTTAAACGTAGAATCTTCAGAAATAAAGCCTGCGGAAACGGATTCGTTAGAATCAAAAGATTTTAACAAACCTAACGAAGATGAAAACGAGTCGAAAAATAAAGAAGGGGCTGAAGCGTATAAAAATTCTAGCGACCCAAACCACGAAAAGAAAGAAGACCCAAGCAGTAAAGTCGAAAAGCCACCCGTAGGTTGGACGCCAGAAAGTAGGGAACACTGGACAAAATTGCCAGATAATGTTCGTAAGCAGATTAGCAAGCGAGAAGTAGAAGTCAACAAACTTTTGCAAGATACTTCCAATGCGAGACGTTTACACCATGAGTTTAATAGGACCGTAGAGCCTTACAAAGCTTTAATGGCGTCCCAAGGTGTAAACAACCCGCTAGAAGCGGTAAACGGTTTGCTAGAAACAGCCGCCGCTTTGTCAATGGGAAATCAAACTCAAAAAGCACAGCGGTTAGCAGGGCTTATTAAACATTACGGCATAGATATTGAAACGCTAGACGGCGTGTTGGCGGGTGAAGCACCGCAGCCAAATCAAAATCAAAATCAAATGAGTCCAGACATTGAGCATCTAATAAACCAACGCCTTGCGCCGTATGAGCAAGAACGGACCCGCGCCGCGCAACAGCAAGATTACGAAATAAAGCAGCGGGCGGCAAGCAGTGTAAGCGCGATAGCTAACAAGGAGTTTTTCAATGACGTCCGCATGGATATGGCAGATATTGTAGAAATGTCAACTAAACGCGGTCAGCACATAACAATGGAACAAGCTTATGAAAGAGCAGTTTCAATGAACGAAAACATACAAAAAGTAGTTCGCGGCAGAAATAGCAGTTCTGACCTCAGCCAAAAACAAAATGCGGCAGTTGGTATACGCGGAAATAGGTCTAACGTGCCGACCGGTTCAGGTAATTTAGATTTACGTTCGCAACTAGAAGAAAACTGGAATACCGCGTCAACCGGAAGAACTTGACACCGTTTAAACACTAAGCTAGGCTAAGGGTAACATAACCAGAAATAGACTATATCTGCCACCTGTTAAAAGGACAGTCCATTAAGTCTCAATTTCGGTTCAAACCCTTAGCTATTTGCCCACTCTTAGGAGAGCAAAAATACAGCGCAGGAAAAACAGACCTTAATTTTAACCTAATGGAGAGCTAAAATGCCTTTTGCAAACCCTAATATCAGCGATATTATGGCGACTACGATTGAAAACCGTAGTAAGAAAATCGCTGATAACGTAACAAATAACAACGCGCTACTTAAACGCCTAAGCACAAAGGGCAAAATCAAAACTGTCTCTGGTGGTACTTACATCATGCAAGAGCTTTCTTTCGCAGAAAACTCTAATGCAGGTTGGTATTCAGGTTACGACATTCTACCTACTGGTGTCACTGATGTACTTTCAGCCGCGCAGTATGATTGGAAACAAGCTGCTGTACCCGTTGTAATCTCAGGTCTTGAGCAACTACAAAACTCCGGTAAAGAAGCAATGATTGACTTGATGGAATCTCGTCTATCGGTAGCTGAATCGACTCTAGCCAACCTTATTACTGGCGGTCTGTATTCAGACGGCACAGGCGCAGGCGGTAAAGAGATTGACGGTTTAGACGCTGCATTACCAGTAGACCCAACAGCCGCGCCGTATGGCGGTATTGATGGGGACACGTTTAGTTTCTGGCGTAACGCAGTAAGCGACCAATCAGCCGCTAATGGTTTAGACCCAACGAAAATTCAAGGGTTCTGGAACCAGTTATGGGCTAGCCTTGTTCGTGGTCAAGAGCGCCCTGATTTAATCATGGCAGATACCCAAGTATGGAATGCTTATATCGATTCTCTACAAGCGCAGCAACGCTTTACAAACACACAGTCGGCAGATGCAGGCTTTATGTCAGTTAAATTTATGGATGCAGACGTTGTACTTGACGGCGGTATTTACAATGGTTCAAACGGAACAGGCGCACCAACCGGTACGGCTTATTTCTTGAATAGTAAGTATCTACATTATCGCCCTCACAAAGACCGTAACATGGTTCCACTGTCTCCAAACCGTCGTTATGCGACCAACCAAGATGCTGAAGTTCAAATCATCGGTTGGGCGGGTAATATGACTTGTTCTGGTCGTCAGTTCCATGGACGTTACGACGCTAACGGTTAATAGTAAAACCGTTTAAACATTCACAAGCCCTGTTTCGCTTTTGCGGCGGGGTTTTTTTATTTAAAAAAGTAGAGGATTTTATATCATGTCTCAAAATTTTCCAACATACAGCTTAAACCCAGTAGCAGTAGCGGCGCTAGACGGTAACTATGCGGACGGCGCTTTTGTCGGAGGTTGCAATCTCGGTTCATGCAGCCAAGGTATCGGCATTGCAACTACCATCATAAACCCTAAGGATACTGACTTTAGCCAAATCCAAGACACAGCCCCACATGCTACGCAGCATATAGGTGGTAACGGCATTGGTGCAGGCGCGGCAACGGATTTCCCTATAAATACTGTTCAAGGTTCTGACTTAAATAACAGGGTTGCATTTGTTGAAGCAGACGGCGCAGTTTCAGTAGACGCAGAAATTGACTCCACAACCGGCGCGGTTAACAAAACTGGCGTAGCACTTGTGGATGGTGATTGGGTGTGGGGTGTAATCCCAGTAGCCTAATAGTTGTTAAAATTTGATAGGTGGCATATACTATAAATTCATTCAAACAGGAGTTATACAAATGCAACAAGCAGATTTTGACCACACACTATTTGAAAGCGGCAACAACGCAGGTGATGCCGCTTTATTAGTTAAATTTTTTATGAAAACAATGCCCGACAAAGAAGCTACACAAAAAGAGTCGCGAGCGATATTTAAAGACGTCGAATACGTTGATATTCGTGTTGCGGGCAACCGTAGTTCTAACGTTTGCCGACCTGCTAGACCGCATGATATTTCGCGGTTCCCTAGGCATTACGAAGCGTTTAAACAACGTAAAGAAGTGCCGCTTGAGGGTACGCCGTTAGTTGAATGGACTTTAATTAGTCGTTCACAAGCTGAAGAACTGTCGTTTCTTAATGTTAAAACAGTTGAACAGCTAGCGGCAATGTCGGATAACTACGCGTCGCAACGTATGGGCGGGTACGATTTAAAGGCGAAAGCTCTTAGTTGGCTTGAAGCCGCTAGAGGTGCAAACTCACCATTGCAAATGGTTGAACAGATACGTGTTGCTGAAGAACGAGCAGATGCAGCGGAAGAAAAAGTGAATACTTTAGAATCTAGCTTGCAACAATTGGAAGCGCGTTTAAACAGTATGACTACAAGCCAACCAACGGAAGAACTTTCATCGGGTGGTATTGTTGAAGAAGTAGAAATAAGTGAAGAAATAAAACCTCGTTCAAAAAGACGCGTCACTAAGGATTAAAAATGACAAGCCAAACTTCAGAAACAGCTAATGAAATTATTAACACGGTTGCGGCTGAAGTCGGGCTAACCCCATCGGTTGATGCGTATGCGGACGCCGATGCTAACTTTGTTCAGATGCGTTTTCTTCTAAACAGTTGTATAAAAGAGTTAGTTCGCTCTTACAACTGGGAATTTTTAGTTAGAGAGCATCTAATTACTGTAACAGCAGGCGGCGCTAGCGAATTTGCGCTACCTTCTGATTTCATGCGAATGATTGACCAAACAGGTTGGGAACGAACCAACCGTAATCCTTTGCAATCACTTTCCGCACAAGAATGGCAGTACCTAAAAGGGCGCGACCTTGTTTCAGAAACGGTTTACGTAAAATTTAGGATACAACAAAACAAATTCACCATTTACCCCACTCCCAGTTCTAATTTGCAGATTGCTTATGAATACATATCTAACTTATCGGTATTAAATGCAAGCAGTGTGTTAGTTAAATCAGTAACGGAAAGTGGCGACACCCCTCAGTTCGATGCCTTCTTACTTTCGCGCATGGTAAAGGTTAAGTTTTTACAAGGTAAAGGGCTTGACTCGAGCAACGCTGAAACAGATTTAATTGAAGTTTACGAGCAAATAACCGCAGGGGATAAAACCGCGCCGATACTTAATGCCGGTCGTTGTGGTCTTGGGGTTCCGCTATTAAACTCATTCAGCACAAGCGATACAAATTTTGGCTCTTAGACGCAGTTCAAAGGGTAAAAAGCCCAAAGGTAGCGCCCAATCTACTTCTATGCGCGCAGCGCATGGCGGTATGGATGGGCGTGTTGGTTTAGCAGACTACAACCCTAACATCGCTGTGTACTCTTACAACCTCATAGCAGACGAATACGGTATGAAGGTTCGCGATGGTTACGGGGAGCATTGTATAGGCTTAGACTTGGGCACATCGACTCTGACAGGGGTAAAAACTTTAATACCTTTTGAATCAGCCACAGGTATTCCGTCAGACGACCGTTTGTTTGCAGCTACTAATGAAAGTATTTGGAACGTTACAACCTATGACGACCCATCAAATGAGCTTAATTTTGCAAGCGCAGGCGGGGATTCAGGGAACGGCGTTTTTACTCAATATATTAACGATGCCGGTGCAGAGCTTACTTTTTACGCAGACCCCGAAAATGGCTTATTTACTTACACTGCTTCAACCGGTGTGTGGGCGCAGACCCCTAACTTTACAGGATTACTAGCAACTGATGTGTCCGGTATTACGGTGCATAAGCAAAGAATTTGGCTAGTTAAGAAAAATTCAGGCGACGCGTATTATTTAGAAATTGGCGCGTCTTCAGGTGCGGCGACTAAGTTTCAATTCGGTAGCAAGTTTCAGTACGGCGGCAAGCTAGTTGGTTTGTTTAACTGGACTATAGACGGCGGTACCGGAGTAGACGACTATTTAGTTGGCATAAGTTCGGCAGGCGATGTAATACCGTATCAAGGCGAAGACCCTGAAGCTACAGGCGCTAACGTTTGGGAGCAACGCGGGGTTTACTACGTAGGTAACGTAGCAGGCGGGGCTAAATGCGCTAGCGAATTTGGCGGTGATTTACACATACTATCCTCTTTTGGGGTTACGCCACTTTCAACACTTATAAAAGGGCTTGATGCTGCTACTACAAGCGAAGGCTTAGGAGCAAAAACAGCTTACTATCTACGTCCTGACGTTCGCAAAAACATACGCGGCGTAGGTTGGGGAGTGACATTTTTACCGTCTCAAGGGTATGTAGTTATAGGCACGCCGGTACGCTCAAACGGCACATACATTCAGTACGCTTACGACGTTAACCGTGAAACTTTTGGTTGGTGGCGGGGCGTGCCTGCGCTGTGCTTTACTGAGTGGCAGAATACAACTTACTTCGGTACTCTGGACGGTAAAGTCTCCACGCTAAATCAAGAATTAGACGATAGGCGTATAACACCAGTAACCCCAAACAACGGATTACCAATAGAATTTTCAAACCTGTTTGCCTTTAGCCCTTTAGAGAGTAGCGGGAAGTTTAAACAGGGTGGCATGATTAGACCTGATTTTGTCTCGCAACGCCCCTTGGCTTTTCAAGCAAAATTTGCTTACGACTACGAGCTAGCTAGCTTTTCAACTTCGGTTTCTCAAAATGAAACCGAAGGTGGTTTATGGGATATTGCGGTATGGGATTTGGCTTTGTGGGGTTCACAAACAATTACTAACCGCAGCCAAGTTATAGGCGGCACGGGTATAGGTCGAACATTAGCGGTAGCTATACAAGGCACCGCCACATCAGAAACTTACTTAATGAGTTATGACGTTATCTGGAATACCGGTGGAATACTTTGAAGGTTAGCTTTAGAAAAATTAGTTGCGAAGCTGATTGGGATTGGTTTACGTGCAGAAATAACATAAAGCTGCTACCTGATATGACTAGTATATTAGCCTATAACGTAGATACTGGGGCAATACTAGCAGGGTGTGTCATGGACACATGGACAGAAAGTAGCTGCCAGATACATTTTTGCATTGATAACCCGTTAGTTATACGGCATAAATATTTTGAAGAGATATCAAAATTTGTATACGACACGGCAGGTAGAGTGGTTATGTTTGGTCTTGTACCCTCTGACAACAGCAAAGCTTTGGCGGTCGATAAAAAAATCGGCTTCAGAGAAGTGACAAGACTAAAGGATGCGTTTAAACTGGGTGTAGATTATGTCCTTTTAGAAATGCGTAAAGAAGATTGCAATTATTATAGTGAGGAATCCTAATGGGTAAGTCAGCACCAGACGCACCAGATTATACAGCGGCGGCAGAACAAACCGGAGCATCTAACAAAGAAGCAATCCGCGACCAAACTTGGGCTAATCGCGTAGACCAATACAACCCATGGGGCAGTATTACTTTTGATACGGCGCAAGAAATGGACCCTGCTACCGGTGAAATGGTCACTAAATGGTCCCAAAATCAAGAATTAAATCCCGAAGCTCAAGCAGCGCTAGACTCGCAATTGGGCATCGACCGTGCTAAAAGTGAATTTGCTAGCCGTCTTATGGGTAAGGCAGGTAACACACTTTTGCAAGATACTGATTACAGTAAATTTCAAAGTTATGGCGGTGTACCGCAAATGACAGAACGTGAATACGGTGTACCTCAATACGGTAATCAAGGCGGCGGCAATCAAGGGCAGCCCATGAACCCGCCACCTCAAAACGACGTCATGCCCCCGCCTAGTGTAAACGGTATGAAGCCCCCATCACAAAAACAACTAGAAATGAGTTTATTGCGTGGGAAAAGAAGTAATGATGTAATGCCTAAGGATTACATGTAATGGCTAAACAAACGCAAAACGGCGGGGCACCGCAGTACGGGAATCCAAGCGGGGCAAACCCGCAAACTTTTCAGTCGGGTATGATGACACCTCCGCCTAGTAACCCATCTGTTAATCCAATGGCTCAACCAATGGATGATGGAAACGTTGGGTTTGGCACTGACATGCAAACAATGGGCGGCAGCCAAGGCAACCGTTTTGACTTTCGTATGCCTTTCAATGTGGGCGGCGCAGGCGGTTACACACCTCCAAATGGTAGCTTTGACTACTGGAATAAAACTCCGGCTGCGCCAGAACCAAACAGACCCCAAAGGCAGGCTGATTCTAGTACCTACGACGGTATAATGGATGATTTTAATGCTACCAGTAACTACCAACAACAAGATTTAAGCAACAACGGTGGTGGTACCCAACAAGGGCGTGGAGGTAATCAGCAAGCAGGCGGGTACCTACCTGAGTTAGATAACATTAACGAAGCTACAAACGGGGCTAATTCTGTTCAAGGTACCGGTAACTACAGCCAAAATATGGGTAGCGCAGGGAACCAAGAAGCAGGTATGTTCGGTCAATTGCAAAATCCAAACGAAGCCAGAGACGGCGGTAATTTTGATTCTCGCTTTGGTGAATTTAATAGCACCGGTGCCCAAGACTCAAGCCGTTTTAACGATTCAAACTTTGGGCAACAAGGTAGTCAATTAAACAGTAATTTTGACCGTAACGAGTTTGGGCAAGATTCAGGCGGTGTAAACAGTCGCTTTGGGTCTGACAATTTTGGCGACAATAGCCAATTTAACGACGGCAACTTTAATGCTGACCCCCGCGTAAATAACGAAAGATTTATGCAAGGTAGCCTTGAAAATGACAGCCGAGCGCAAAGCAGGTACAACGAAGGTGCAGCCACAGGAGGTCAAAATAACGCGTTTGACGCTGATTTAAACGATTTAAGTACCGCCCAAGAAGGGCGTTCACGCGCTGAAAATAGCATGTACGATAAGTTTGCTTCTCGCTTAGACCCTAGGTTCGAAAACGAAGAAAAGCAAATGCAGATTGATTTGCGCAATCGTGGGTTACGTGAAGGCGACGCGGCTTATGACTCTGCTATGGACACGTTTAACCGTGATAAGACAGACGCATATCAGCAAGCTAGCCTTGACTCTGTTAACAACGCGGGTGCTGAGTCTGAGCGTGATTTTGGTATGAATTCGCAACGTAGAGAGCAATTATTTGGTGAAGACACGCAAACGTCTCAAGATGATATAAGCCGTAGAGGGTTAGATTTACAAGGGCAAGGTCAAAACTTTAATCAAACTTCGCAAGAGTCTGACGACGAATTTAGACGCCAAGGTATGCAAATGGATGCGCGGGGTCAGATGTTTAATGAAGACCAAGCCGTTGCAAACAACGAAAGACAAAACTTTAACACCAATCAGCAGGCGCAGAACCAAGCGTTTAACCAAACTCGGGGCATGTCAGAAGACGACAGAGCCAATGCGAAATTGGCTATGCAAGGCAATAACCAAGCATTTAATCAACAGCAAGGTATGAATCAAGACGAATTGCAACGTGCGCAGTTTAACCAAAGCACAAAGCAACAAGCGTTTAACCAAACGCAAGGTATGTCGCAAGATGATTTAGCCCGTAGGTCACAGGATATGCAGGCGCAAGACCAAGCATTCGCGCAACAAATAGGAATGTCACAAGACGAAATGAGCCGTATCGGTACTGATTTGAAGTCTCGAGCGTCCGCGTTTGGTGAAAAAATGGGGTTATCTCAGGATGAAATTACCCGTTTAGGTGTTGATTTAGAAGGTCGGGCGCAAGAATTTGGCGAGCAAATGGGTATGTCACAAGACGAAATAAAGCGTCTAGGCACCGATATGCAGCGTCAAGAGTTAATTCAACGCCGTGCGGGAGCAGACCAAGACCTAGCCATCCAAGACCAAAATCTAATGATGCGTGGTGACAGCCAAAACTTTAACCAACAAATGACCCAATCGCAGTTTCAAAATCAGATGCGTCAACAGCAAATATCTGAAGAAATGATGCGTCGTAACCAATCTTTAAATGAGCTAAACGCGTTACAGACGGGTTCACAAGTAGCGCCGCCGCAGTTTAACGGCTACAATCAAGCAGGTAACGCAGGTGGGGTGGATTACAGCGGTGCGGCGAACAGCCAGTACCAAGCAAATGTAGACCAATCCAACTTTAGACAAGGACAGTTTAATCAGGCTATGCAAGGAGGTGCAAGCATGGCAGGTATGTTCAGCGATGAACGTTTAAAGTCTGACATAAAGAAAGTAGGTCAGTATAACGGTTTCAACCTGTACGAATGGACTTGGAACGAACTAATGCCTGAAGTGTTTAAACGCGGTAAATCAGGCTTTGGCGTATTAGCTCAAGAGATAGAAAAGTTAATGCCTAGTGCAGTCATAGAAGATGCAAGCGGGTTTAAGAAAGTTAATTACCAACAAGTATTTAAATACTAAGGAAAAATTATGCCAAATCCAATGGGACCACCAGCACAGCCAATGGGTCAACCGCAGCAGCCGCAACAGCCAATGGGTCAACAGCCAATGGGTCAACCGCAGCAGCCGCAACAGCCACAACAAGCCGGTGTTCAAGGAACTGGAATGGGTATGGGGCAAGTGATGCAGTATATCCAAAGCTTACCAGAACCAGAACGCACGCAAGCTTTAGAAGCGTTAAGCAAAAACTATGGTGGTGTAAGCGAGGGGTTAAATGAGCAGTTAGAATCTGCTAAAATGCTGCGTGATGGTGCCAGTACTGACGGCGTTCAAGCAGGTAATGTGTACGTTGCCGGAAATCCACTTTCACACATTGCAGACGGTATGCAAAAGTACCAGAGTAGAGAAGACATTAAACGCCTTCGCGGTGAAAAAGACGATTTAAACGACCAGTATCAACAAGGTATTCGCGGCGTACAAAACGCCATGTTGGGGTAGAAAATGAGAGCAGACGAAATTAGCGCACTTATGGGCGCTCAAAATATGCCGCAAGACGCCGAAGCAAAAGCGATGGCGCAGGCTTTACGCGGTCAATTAAACGACGCTAATTTTTTAAGCATGTCAACTATTGACCCACTTTCTAACTTCGGTCAAGCACAACGTAAAAGTACGTTAGGTACCGCTGAAAAGCGAGGTAATTTAAACAGGTCGTTAGCTAAAGAAGCCCGGGACCGTGAAATAAAATTAGCTGATTTACAAGATAAACGCCGGTATACGGAAGAACGAGAAGTTGCCACTCGAGACGCCGAGTTTGCACAATCTGAATTGGAAGCTAAAAACCAACGCAGGCGCGGAAACAGAGAAGGTAAAACGTTTATCGACCCGCAGGGTAAAGAAGTAATGTATGACGTAGATAACCAATCAGGGCGAATATACCCGCAAGGGTCGGGGTTTGATGCAGAGCCTATAAACCCCCAAGGGCTTACCGAAAAAGAAAAGGTGGGGCGGTCAGCATACGACGGACGCAACACAGGCTATATGAAGTCCAAGGAAATACGAAGCTTTGAAGAAGCATCGGAAGATTATATGGGCAGCATGTATGCGTTTGATGCGTATAAACCAGACTTTTCAGAAAGCCAAGTACTTGGCGTAAATACTACAGGTTTACCCGCTGTTAACAGCATTGAAAATTTTGCGGCGCGAAATATACCTGCGGTTATGAATGACTCGGAAAAAGAAAAAGCCCAGTGGTGGCAAGATTATGAATTTTTCTTCAAGTTACCTGAACGGCATAAACTATTCGGCGCAGCACTGACCGAAGGTGAAAGGAAATCGTGGGATGCGGCTAACATAACTAAATCTATGACGCCAAAACAGGTGCAAAAAAACTTAACTATTTTGCGTTCAATAGCCCAAGAAAAAATGTCTAAAATGGCTAAAAATGTTTCTTTAAAAGGTGGTTCGCAAGAGTACATAGACAATAACTTAGACCCGTTAATGACAGAAGGCGGCGGGTATGCACCTATGGAAAGTGAAGGGTTTAGACAGGATACTAAATACGAAGTAACTGGCGATACTGTCACTGTAACAATGGCTGAACTTCAAAGTCTAGGCATATCCAGAGAAGAAGCCGAGCAAGACGGAATGAGGGTGGAAAACTAATGACACCAACAGAAAGAGTTCTTGCGGCGCGTGAAGGGCAACAAGCAAATATGACGCCAACAGAGAGGGTGCTTGCCTCTCGTCAAACGCAACCTGAAGCCGCTTATCCGACTAGCCGCGAAGAAATAATGAAAATGCCTGCGGGTCCGAAACGCTCGCAGGTATTGCAACAAATAAAGAAAAAAGAAGGTAATTGGTATGACGCCCCACGTGCGGTACTTGAAGGTGCGACGTTTGGTTTTGCCGATGAAATAGGCTCGGGCGTGTCGGCGGCGCTAACCGCACCGTTTGACGATAGGGGCGTGGGCGAAATTTACGATGATAACCAACGTAATGCACGTAACGCCAGTAGAAACTTTCGGGATGAAAACCCGCTTAGTACGCTTGGTTTAAACGTCGCCGGAGGTATAGCAAGCGGCACTGGTGCGTATAAAGCATTAGGCGCGTTAGGCAAAGCCGGTGCAACTGCCGTAAATTCTACTAGAGCAGGTAGCGCCTTAGCGCAGACCGCCGGTAAGGTTGCAGGAGCAACGCCTAGACTTTCCAGAGCGTTAGCCGCAGGAACCAAACTAGGTGCTGTTGGCGCTATAGACGGCGGATTATCAGGCGCAGGGTTAGCTGAAGATATGGCTAGCGTACCTGAAGGGGTGAAGCGCGGCGCTACAACTGGGGCGCTTGCCTCCGTTGCTTTAGGGTCAGCGGGTAAGGTTCTTGGGGGTTTAGGCAGGACGTTAACAAAACGCAGGGTGGCTCAACCGCTAGACCAAGCAGACGGTAGTTTTTTGGATTTAAACTACGCGGCTAAAGAGTCTCCAGACCTACAAAACTTTTATCAAAAAATGGTCGCACCTTCTTTTGGTGGCGGCGCACTCCGCGACAGAGGGCGAACTCGACTTGCCAAAGCAACCGAAGCATTACAGCGCAAAAGTAAGGTAATAGAAGATACGCAAATAGACGCAGTGCGTTTAAACACTAAGGTAGACGACGCTAAAATGCTGAAAAACGCTAAAGTGTCTGAATTAGACATAGCCAAAGCTAACCAAGCTGACGTACCGTTAGTGGACTATATAGCCGCTGACACTAAATTGCGAACGCAAATACGCGACTTAGCAATACCTTCTGGCACACCGCCGCAGTTAGCGGAAATGATTAAACGCTCAGATGGTGCAACCGCCAACGACTTAATACAAGAAGCGTGGCAGGGTTACGGATTTCAGTCAGTTAAAAATGCAAAAGTAAACGTAAACCTAGACGAACTGACAAACAAAATATTAACTAAGTACGGCGCTAATTTAGACAAAGCAGGCGTTGACAAGGTGCGTGGGCTACTAAAAAGTGAGTTTGACAACGTGCGCATGCCTCAGTCACCTAACGGGCTTATGAACAGGCAGACAGGTGAAGTGTCGGGCAGTGTACTTATGGACGCTAGAAACGCGCTACGGGTGCGTGCAAACGAAATGTCAGACGGCGGTAAATCGTCTTTAGAAGCCTACGTGTTAAAAGATGCGGCGAAAGAAATAGACGATTACATGCTACAAAAGCTACCGCCTAACATTGCTGATGCTTTTGATGCAGACAAAGCGGCTTACGCGGCGCGAGAAACTTTCAGGGGCGCTACCGAAAAAGCCGGTAGAACTGGCGGAGGTTTTGCGAATACCGACCAGTTGTTAGCTGAACGTATTAGCTCGCAAGGGCGTGAAGTAGGGCGTGGGAACGACGCTTTAGCTAACAGTGCGCAACAGGTGCAAAAAGAAAAAGCAGGTATGTTAGGTAAAGCAGTCGCCGCACGTAAAGCGGCAGAAGCGGAGGTTAAAAAATCCGATGCAGGCATTGCAGACGCTCGCAGAATTGCCGATGTTAATAAGGCAACATTGCCACTAGCTCAACGCGCCAAAGCACGCGAGCAAGAAGCGTTTAACGAAGTTAAGAAGTTGACGCCTAACCTAAGCCCTGCGGCATTTGAAAAATTCTTTGCCACTGGCGCTATGGGGTCTTGGGTAAGCGCAGTGCTAGGACAAACATTTAACGCAAGTAGCTTGTTAAGCGGCGGTGCTACCGCTAAAATTGCAGGGAGTAAAGGCGTTCAACGCGCTATAGCAGGGCAAACTAATAAGCAAGAAGTTGCTAGAGAGTTGTTTAAACAACTTGGCGAAGCAGGCGTACCGGATAAAACAATCAGCGCACTTAACCGCGCTATAGTGATGAATAGTGCAGAGGATGAAAAGTAATGAGTAGAGACGCAAACGGCAATTATACCCTACCAACGGGAAACCCTGTTATCACAGGTAACACTATAGATAGCTCATGGGCTAACGACACTATGGTTGATATTGGTACGGAGCTAACTAACTCACTTGACCGTTTCGGAAAAGGCGGCATGGCGGCTCCTTTACGGCTAACCGACGGTTCCGTAACTGTACCCGCAATGTCGTTTGCTAACTCTACTAACAGTGGTTTTTACCGCGCCGGTTTAGGCGATATTAGGCTTTCTATTCGCGGTGTTGATGCGGTTAAAGTATTAGAGGGTGCTGAACTTCTTGTTGAAGAAGGTGTTTACACGTTTTCAGGTGACGGGCTGTTTCAGTCGGGTGCTGAACTTTACATTGGCGCTGACGCTTCCGCACCTAGAGTATTAAACGACGTAAACATGGACGCCATACTTAATACTGCCACACCCATTACTGATGCTCAAGCCGACATAATCACAAACGCCAATGCCATAACAGCTAACGCCAATGCCATTGATGCAACTGAAGCAGACATAATAACAAACGCCAATGCCATAACAGCTAACGCCAATGCCATTGATGCAACTGAAGCAGACATAGTCACGAATACTAATGCCATAGCAACGAATGCTTCGGATATTGACGATTTGGAAGCCTTTGATGCTACGTTAGGCACTGCGGCTTTGCTTGACGCTGATACTATGGGCACTATAGGCGTTGAAAATGGTAGCGCAACCGCGCCTTCCCTAAACAACACAGGCGATGACAACACAGGATTATTTTTCCCTGCGCAAGATGCTATTGCAATTACTTGCGGCGGCACTGAAAGAGTGCGCGTTGATGGCAACGGTAACGTTGGCATAGGCACAACTTCGCCTAATAGGACATTACAGGTAACTGGTATACTAGCCGCGACAGACGCAGGTAACACGGCGTCTGTTTTAATAGTTCCTACAGCCACAAAGAACGAAATATTTTCAAGAGCGTCTGATTCTAGTTCCACCGCAGTGCCACTAACTTTTAAAATAGGAAATTCTGAAAGAGTGCGCATTGATTCTGCTGGTAACGTCGGAATAGGCACTAACAACCCAAGTGCTAAGCTAGAAGTAAGCAGCGATGCGATTGTACATGGATTAACTCTTGGGCGCGGCGCTAGTAGCGTTTCCACAAACACTGCGCTCGGCGATTCCGTACTTAGGGAAAACACAACTGGCGGCGACAACACTTCTGTCGGGTTTCGCGCTTTAAGGGAAAACACAACTGGCGACCTAAACTCCGCGTTTGGTACGAACGCGCTTTTATTTAATACAACTGGTAATAATAACACAGCAAGCGGCTTTCGCGCTCTTACAAGTAATACCACTGGCGACAACAACACAGCGCTTGGTATAAACTCAGGGCAACTTATAACCACAGGCTCTAAGAATACAATATTAGGCGGCTTTAACGGTAATCAAAACGGATTAGATATAAGAACTGCTGATAATTTCATAGTCATTGCAGACGGTGATGGCGTTCCTAGAATGGTGGTTGACGACAGCGGCAACGTCGGAATAGGAACTGTATCACCAGCCCAAGAGCTTCACGTTTCAGGGTCAGGAAATTATGTTTCTATTTTTGAATCCAGCGGTTCGAATTGCGATGTCGTTTTTAGAACTTCAGATTCGACAGGGGATAACATAAGAATAGGAGTGCAGGGCGATGCTCTTGCATTTAGAACCGATAACGCAGAAAGAATGCGAATTGCTGACGATGGCAATGTCGGAATAGGAACTGAATCGCCAGACGCCCTCTTGAGCGTAAGAAAGGATGATTCAGGAAACATCGCTGACGTAGTTGTCTTAGGTAATGAACACTCAGGCGTTACTGGTAGCGGGGCAAGAATATTATTCACAGGTTCCTCGTCTAGCTCTCGTGGCGCATCTATACAAGCCGCCGTTCTTAACTCAGGCAACGGCCATTATCTATCATTTTCAACTAGCTCTTCAGGGTCAGCCCCATCAGAAAGAATGCGGATTGATGACGATGGCAATGTCGGAATAGGAACCGATGACCCATTAGCCAAATTACACGTGGGTGGCGATATTAATGTAAATGATATTGTTATTGGACGCGGCGGCGGTAACGTTTCAAACAATACCGCTGTGGGTGAATCCGCGCTTACGAGTAATACAAGCGGAGACCGAAACGTTGCATTTGGCGCAAATACACTTCAAAACAATACCGAAGGCTTGAATAACACCGCGCTCGGCTACAATTCACTTCCTAATAACACCACAGGCGATGACAACGTTGCGATAGGTCGCGACGCAATGGAGGATAATACAACTGGGCAATCTAACACCGCAGTCGGTCAAGGCGCACTTGATAAGAACACCACTGGCGACGTATCAGTTGCAGTTGGTGTAAACGCACTTGGTAAGAACACCACTGGCGGTAATAACACTGCAATCGGCGCTGTGGCACTTTTCGAAAGCACAGACGGTACGGAAAATGTCGCGGTCGGCTATAGGGCGCTTCAAAACGTCACTACCGGAAGTGGAAACACAGCTATAAACCCTATGACTGCTGCGGGTTCTTACGCACCAGTGGTAGACCCAACCACCATTGACAATCGTTTTTGCATGGGTTCAACCGCAGTTACCAACGCGTACATACAAGTAGCTTGGACAGTCGTATCAGACGAACGTGATAAAACGGATTTTGCACCTGTTCCGCACGGTCTTGACTTTGTGAACAAATTAAATCCAACAGCGTACAAATATAAAGCAGACCGTGAAGATACGGAAGGTCACGGGTCGTTGCGATATGGTTTCAAGGCTCAAGACGTCCTTGCGATTGAAGGCGACAACCCAGTAATAGTAGACAATGAGGATTCTGAAAAACTTAGAATGGTAGAAACCTCGCTGATACCTGTGTTGGTTAATGCCATCAAAGAATTAACCGCGAGAATTGCTGTGCTTGAGGGCAAGTAAATGAAACTTAATCAAGACAACAGGAAGGTAGATTTAATGGAATTGCTAAAGAGCTATTTATTTCCCGCAGTAATAGCCGCAGTGTCAGCGTACATGGCAGTAGTCGTAACTTTAAGCACAATAAAAGCGGATGTTAGGTACATTAAGCAGGATATGGATAAGCAAGAGAAATGGCTTTCTCAGGTCACTGATAACCAAATAAGGCTAACAGCTATCACCGCTAACATGGCGAATAATGACAGGCGGTACGAATCCCAAGATGATGAAATTGTGCGGCTTAAAGACCGCGTTAGAACATTGGAGAAATTATGATTAAACTTATTATTCGAGCAGCGTTAATGCTAATTATGGCACCTTTGCTAATACCTGTTACCTTGTACGCACGTTTAAACGACCTTGAAAGGCTGCCGTGGGGTTTTGAGTACATCAGTGGCAATCGTGAAGACAACTGGGATGGCTGCGGCGGGGCAAAAGTTCAACGCAAACTGTGGCTATTTGACGGCACTGTCGATGTTGAAAACGGAACACATGGTTCATGGCAACAATATTTATATGGGAAAGGCATAGTATGGGACTCATTAGGGTTTTTGCGCCGGTGGTGGTATTCGTATAAGTGGTGTGCCATTCGAAACCCTGTTTGGAACGTGCGCTACATACCATGGCTAAGTACTTCATGCAATAAACCAAATGTGCTAATGTTTCAAAATGCGGGAAACTGTGAAGCAGTGGATAAAACTTCAGACGTCAATTTAAGATACGACTTTAAATTCAGGAACGCTGACGGGAACTTCACCGGACACTACCGGCACATTAAAATATTCGGCAAGTATTATTTATCTATACGTTGGGGTTGGAAAGTATACCCGAGCTTGTTTAAACTTTCTAAAACACCACTGTTTAAACAACGCAGCGTTCCCATTATTAATTTTGAAATAGTCAACATAGAGAAGCAGTAATGAAAATTAAACGGAATGACCATCTGCACGATAGAACGCTAGGTATTTCTATTCTTCCAGACGGGCGTGAATTTCCTACTATGGAATTGCCATGGAACGACAACAAGGTAGGTGAGAGTTGCATACCGACGGGCATGTACAAATTTAAAGTTGATTTATACGGTCGCTTCCAGTGGTTTAAGGTGTTAAACGTGGATAAGCGTACCCACATTGAAATGCACCTCGGCACTCATCCTTCACATAGTCTTGGCTGTATTCTTATGACTATAGAAGGTTTGCGAGCGATGCAAGAATTTTATAACGACCCTGAACTAGAATACGTATTGGAGGTAACATGATAAATCCTGTTTCGGCAATTATTGGCGCAGTCGGCGGATTCTTTGGTAAACGTGAAGAACGTAAAGCCATAGAAAAAACAATTGACGGCAAAATTACAATGCAAAAGCAAAGGGGTGAAACTCAAGTTGTATTTAATGAGCAAGAGATTGACGTCATATCTAAGCGCAATGAGGGTGAAACGTGGAAGGATGAATACATAACAATTATAATGACGATGCCGCTTGTTACTTTATTTTTTGCTGTATTTGTCGGGACTTTATTGGGTAGACCTGAATTAATAGCTGCGGCTATAGAAGCTAACGCTGCCGTTAAAGAGCTAGTCCCGAACTATCAAGAACTACTGGCTTTAACAATAACAGCGGCATTAGGCGTCAGAGCTTGGAAGAAGCGCTGAACTAGCGCCGTTGTTTACTTTCATATTTACCACTGCGCATTTCAGAAGATATGCGCTTCAGGGCATCTACGTATTTTTCCGGTACCCACACGTTTACACGCCTTTGCCCCTCCCGTATGTTTTTCTCAGTGTATCTTTTTTGTGCTTCATAAATGCTAGATTTCATTTGCTCTCGCCTAATTTTTCAAATTTAGGAAAATAGTACACCTACTAAAGCTGCTCGTCAACTAACCTGTTAATCTCGATTATTAAAGCATGGTCATTCACAAGTCGCCCCTTTATACCCTCTATGAAGGCAACTGCGTACTTACTAAGCTTTTCTTCGTCAGTGTTTCCGTAGCTTTTATCTAGTTTTGGGAGTACTGATATTGCAACCCTTATACGGGTGTTTCTACCGTTAATTTTCTTTTGTATATCTAGCGGAACACTGGCATTTTTTATTATTTTTGCGACCACTTTACAGCGCATATCCGCATCTTTATCACCGCGCATTTCAAGTACGCCTAATGCTATTTCTTCAATAAAGCCAGTCGGTATTACGCCGCTAAACAAATCACTCATAACAGTCGCAAGCGTATCGTATACGCTCGTTGTTTCGTCAATCATAGTTTGCTTGGCTTTTGTCGTTGGTGCCGGTGAATTAAGTAGCGCTAAGTCAGGTTCTAAAGTCTGCAACCACCGCCAAATGCTCTCTGCCCACTTAGGCTGCCCCTTGCTGTTCTTTACGTCTAACCACTCGTTAAGCTTAACGAAATACTCTGGCGTTTCTGCCACCCTAGTATTTTGCACTACGTAGACTCGCCTATCACCGCCCAAGTGTCCCACAGCATCAGTATGGTTGGTAAGCAACAAGTAACTAGTATAAACGGTGCTATGCCGCTGACTCCCATATTTTGTGTTTACCAATACGGTTTTAGGTCTTGGGTCGAACAGGTCTTTCATCGTTTCGTAGACCCTGTGTTTGTTGCTAGTGTCTGACATAATTTCATCACAGGTTACAATTAGGGCTTCTTGCCAATCGTTGTATGAGCCTGCTTCACTCGCGCCGCACAACTGCGGAAACGTCACCTTCTTTACGTTTTCTTGCGAAAAGAGTACAGCCATCATGTCAGTTAACGTTGTTCTACCGGTACCCTGAGTAGGCGCAACCATAAGAACTGCCGCACCTTTAAATATTGGCGTTTGCGCTTTAGCCGCCAACCATTGCAACCAGTAGTCGCGTTCGTCTTTTTCAGGTATTAGGTAGGCTAAGAAGTCGTTAAAACGCTTTACGTCCGCGTAGTCAAAAGTTCCTTTACCCCAAGTGGGAGCCGCGTATATATTTAAGTATTTCAAGCCGTCATGTTCAATTATAGATTCAGGATTTGCAGGGTATAACATGGTCCCCTGTACCGATAATCTATTTGGTGCCGTTAACCATAATGAATGCTCGTTAACCATTTTTATTTTCCCGTCTATATCATGCACCGCAACTTTTTTAGGGTGTAAGTTTTTAAACGCGCTAATCTTAACGCCAACAGGTTTCTTAACGCCACGCATACGGTATGCAGAGTCCTCAGAAGCAACGTATGCGTAGTCAGCAACCAAGTCAGCTACGTTATCTATCTTAGGAACCCTAGGAGCGCCAACAGTAGCCGCCCATTGCAAAAAGTCGTCAGCTTTGCGGTCTTTACAGTGGTCGTGGAAGCAGTTGAAGTTTCTCATGTTAGAATAATCACCGCCGCGCCCAACTGGTGAGTATCCCGCAGTGTCCGCGCCGTCGCTATGTTCATCAGCCCACGGGCATCGTATTGTCACAAACTGCCCGTTATCATTAGTCACTAAATCTTGCTCATAAAGCCATTCCAACAGAGGGTCTACGACACCGTTTAAACTACCTGCTGTGGATTTTATCGGGGACCAACTGCTTGTCCCCGTCATAGCGGCAGACTTACCGCGTTTAGCAATGTTAACGTCTTTCTGTACGTCAGCCCAAGATACCCCAACGTCCATGACCTCAAGTAGCTCGTCCGGTGTCCAATATTCGTCGTTAAGTTCAATAAGTTTTACCCTGAAGCTACCTTTTTCACCCTTCTTGCCGTTGATGCCGGTTGGTAATCTAACTACTTTAGTCGGCATTTTACCACCACCATCGGAATAGCCGGAGGTATAAACAAGATGCACTAACGCTTCGGCTAGCTCTAGGTTGTCTATAGGCTCATCTAATATGTAACCATATTGAAAATTGCCTTTGCTTGTCTCAATAATGTAGTTTGGTTTCAGGTCTTCAGGAAGTATTTCAAATGGGATTTTAGTGCCGATATCATCTAGTACAACAACGTGTAAACGGTCGAAGTTTGACTTTCGGTTATACAGCTTACCGTCTACGTCTTCAACTACGGTTGAAGTCCCAAAATAAAAAGTCCTTGGTAGATTAGTTCTTTCTAATACGCCCATAGTTTTACTAAGCTTTTTTGGGAATGACGGTGTGTTAGCTTTTTGATACCAAGTTAATATTTCCTCGTCCTCTATTAAATCGTGAAACACGGTGTCTATGAATTTTGATACTTCTTTTGCATCGTAGTCGATGATGCCTTTATCTTTTAGGTTGACAACATTAGGATTTGATGGAACAGGGGGTTGTTTTAAGTCCTTTATTGGGGTATTCTTTTCCTCATCATGTGCGTTCGGTTTACTCATCTGATACCTTCCTTATATTTATTGATTGTTGTAGTGTGGTTAAAGCCCTGTTTAGTCCACAGGGCTTTTTTTGTTTGGTCTTAAAGCATACTTATTTTTTACCCTTTAATCTAGTGGTTTCCGTATCTATCTAGGATAATCGGGTCGGCTTTTAACGGTAAGCCTTGTGCATACTCGGGCACGCTCTCCATAACCTCCTTCAGCAGTTTTTTATCACGGTACGCGTAAATCTCGGCTGTCTCTAATATTATTTCATCGTGTACATGAGCAACAACTGGTAAATCTAACCAGTCGCAATCCCTTAGCTTATCGCGTAACAATGCCGCGCAGAATGCTTGTGTAACGTTCTCAGATAGCAAACCACCCCATAATCTTACCACACCCCAATGGTGCTTACTGGTGTCGCCTGCTTTTGGCTTTATACCTGCTTTTAAGCAAACTAAGTTGTCACCTCTATCACTATGCTCTATTGAGCAAAACGGGTATTGAATACCGGTACCATCTGGCAACACGCAAATTAAAGTGCCGCCTAGCAGGTTAGGCGCAAACGTGTAAACGACCTTACCGGCTTTGAAACTCTTTGTACCCCTAGCTCGTACTGCTTTTTTAGCCGCCGACTCTAATGAGTGCCAAAAGGTAGCAGCCCACGGATTTGCATTGCGCCACGACACAACTATTTTCTTGACTTCATAGTCTGGTTTTATAACACCGTAGTTTTTAGCCATTGAAGCAAACGCTCCTACTGCACCGCCATACCCTAAAGCCAATTCCGCAACTTTGCCAACTTGCCTTTCGCCAAGACCTAAATCTTTCGCCGCTTCAATGTAAACGTCTATGCCGCGCCTAAACATGTTTAATTTACGTTCGGCTCTGACGTCTCCTGAAAGCCATGGTAACGCCCTTGCTTCAATGGCAGACCAATCGCCTACCACGTACTTGTTACCCTTGTCAGGAACTAGCGCAGGGCGCAGAAGTTTAGATAATGATTGCATAACGTCCGGTACTGGCTCATTGCGCATCATTACTTCTTTCATTGCAATCGCTTCTTCAGAATCGTAGCAATTCCGTTTCATGTTGTGAAGCTGAAGACCTTTACTAGAAAACCTGTGCGTCTGCGCAGCACCGGCATGTATAAACGCCCCGCGTACTCTATCATCTTCAGGGTCCGCCATTGTCAGCATCTTGCCAAACTTAGCCACGCTTGATGCACTGGCGTCATGCAACAACCTTATTAAGTCTTCTACGTCTTCAAATAAATGTAAGTTGTCTGCATCTATCGACGTAATTATTGACTCTCGTATATCTCTATCAAGGCTGAGTTTCTTATGGTCGTTTTTATGTGTTGTCATTAGTTTAAGCAACTTACGGTCGTTTTCGTCGTCCTCCATGCTACCTAAAATATACTCTTTAATACGTTGGTATTGAGTCGGCTTAGTTATCAATCCGTCAGTAAGCGCCGTCAACTTAGCCCCTATCTCGCTTTGTTCTGCGGCGGCGTATTTAGTCGCGGCTAATGCTAAATCACGGTCTATCTTTACGCCGCGTGTATTCATGCGCTCATTGATTAGCCAATCGTTATGCTCTACCTGTGTCATTGAGCGAGTAGCACGCCATAAATCAACTGTAGCAATCACATCACTTTTGCAGTACTCCAACATTTCTTTTCGTAAATCCAATGACTCCATAAAGGTGCCGTCTTCTTGCGGTATAGATAACAGTTTTATTAGCTGTTTCCCCCGCTGACTTTTCTTATTAGGTACTTTGGCGGCTCGAGCTGCATCATCCAAGTTTGATGGCAGCGCGTTTACACGGCATTGCGCCGCTATGCAGTACCATTTATAATCTGGTATTTCTGGAAAACTATAGTCCGGTACGCCAATTAAGTCGTGTATTTCTCGGTCGAATGCCGCATTCATTGCGCCTACTAAAGTGGCTGCTTTAAGTTTCATCCTCCACACCATAGGCATGCACTTAGGCATTAAAAACCCGCAAGAAGTATCGTCGTCAGTGTCGTACATAAACAGGCATATAATGTCTGTGCTGAAGTCACTAGCGTAAACGTGCAACCCACTCGCCGGTAAATCAACTTTACTTCTGGTTTCGTAGTCAAGAATTATCATAATTACCCCCTATTAAAAAAGGCTACCTGAGTAGCCTTGAAAATTTTACTGTGTAACTACGCTCCGCGTCTTCGACGTCTTCTAGTCGTGGGCTCCGGCTCCGGCTCCGGCTCCGGCTCGGGTTCAGCTTCTACTTCTTCTACTTCTTCCACTTTTTCCACTGCTTCAGGTTCAGTCTTAGGTTTAGCCCTTGCTTTGGGTTTCTCAACTGGGTCGTCTTCTTTTTCTACTTCATCAGCAACCCAGTCTATACACTCTAAAACTGGCGTGTATATTTTACCATATTGCTTGTGCTTGTAGCTGTCATGTCCAAGCTCAACTACAGGGATTAATCGCCCATCATGTTTACCACCCCTAACTCTAGCTACTAACTCCTTCATCAACGTGTTAACCGCTTTTATACCGCCTTTGCTAGTAGTGGTGTAAATAACTTGAACGCCTTTGTTACCCCCATCAATGCAAACTAGGTTAACGCCTATTAACGCCTTGTAAGGTGCGCCAACGTCCGGCAACTGAGATTTAACAACAGGTGGCTCCGTCACTAACGCCGTTTCCTCCCCTACTAACTCACCATCATCCCACGCTTGAAAGCCAACACAAAATGATGCTGTATCGACTGCCCAATCACTATTACTTTCTACTTCAGTATCATCAGCGCCAAAAACCCATTCACCGGCTTTTGTCATTTTTAAAAATGTGGATTCCGCAGAACTAGCGGCTGTGATTGCAGTAGTGGTTTTATCTAACGCGTTAATAAGGTCGTTCATGTTGGCAGGTAAATTTTTTGTAGTCATAATAATAATACTCTTTCTAGGTTTAAATTTATTCGCTAATCGAATTGATTGTAGCGGCTATTGCCTTAATACTAATCGCTTCGGGTCGTTTGTCAGTGTCGGATACTAAGGTAGTACCGCTGCTGACCATGCTAATATAGGCGTCATACTTTTTAAAGTCAAGACCTTTCTTTTTAAATAATTTCTCTAGTTGAGGTGCCGTTTTTAACTTAACGTCGGTCGCTTCATCCAGTGTAACTTTCTTCGCTCTGCGCACCATTTCAAGAACTGTTGATTCCTCGGTCCACTTGCGCATAGCTCGTTTATCGACAAGTTTATACCCGTCTATGCGCAAGCCTTGTTCCGCTTGCTCATGCGCAAATGACTGAACTGACTTAGCCCATTCTATAACTTCATCAGCCATACCTAACGCGCTCGCTAATACCGCCGCGTCTTCACTTTTTGGTTTTATCATCAGCGCTTGTCTAGCCGCGCCCGTTTTAACAGGGCAAACAACCATAGCGGGGCAGTACTTGCAATGTTCTCCCGCAACTGGCTTAGTTTCGTCTTGGCTTTCTAACGCTCTTAGGTATTCGTCTGCAAACTCGTTTAAACGTTCTGGCGTAGTCTCCCATACTTGCACTATATCCATACCCTGTTCGCCATATTGCGGTTGAACTATGAATATAACAATTTTAGTACGCCCTTCAAAAAGCTGTGAAAGCCCTTCGGTTTCGGTACCGCACATAGCATAGAATAAGCCTTGCGCATTTTCATCTGGCGATACAAGATTGAAGCCAAACTTAAAATCACCTATAAAAACAGTGTCGCTATTGCAAGCTATTATGTCAGCGGTTCCTCCGACTTCATCGTCAATGAAAACTTCCGACTCTGATAATTCCAAGTCGAAAGTGTTAGTATCCGCAAAATCGCTATACGCTTCAAATGCAGGTATAACGGCGTCGTCTATCATTTCTTGGTCAACAATTTGCATTTTGTACGCCATACCAATGAGTTCGGGAAAGTCCATATCAGGATTTTCAATGAGGGTTTCCATGCAGTTATGCAATAACGTCCCTCGGTCTGCAAACTCATTGGTGCCACCTTCTCTCGACTTAGGCATTTTCTTTGATAGCTCAACCCATGCAGGGCAACCCAACGTTCTAGCGGCGGTTGAACCGCCATACTTATAGTGTTTATTTGGCATTATAATTCTCAATCCTAATTTTTATAACCATGGCGGCAGGTATAAGCATGATACTCACCAATGCAAAAACGCCTACCCAATGAGCTAGCTCAAATACTAAACTACTCACCGGATTTCATTGCTTCAGCCATAGCATCCAGTTCGGACGCCACCCATTGAGGGTACTCTGCATCCTCAGGGATTAGGCTATCAAGCTCAAATATTATTTTTTGCAATCGTTTAAACGTTTCGCTACTTCCTTTCGCGTGATTAATTAACTCACTGACAACCCAAACCATACGGCTTGAATTGTCACTGGCTGTTTTCTTAATCCACTCATGGTCAGCAGCATTAACGTATACCTGTCTTAAATCGCTTTTACCGCCTGAGGGTTCAAATTCTTTAAAATTTAGTATAGGCATTTTATATTATCCTTGTTCGCAATCTTCTATTGCCGATGCAAGTCCGGCTAACTCGGTCACATGCTCTGCCGTGTGACGTAATGATGCAACCAACTTTAACAACTGGCTTTTACTGGGTAGCATCCCTAAAAACTCATTGGGGTCGCCTTCTTTGGCTTCTCTTTGAAACTGTCTATATAAAGCTAACGATTCGCCTAACATAGAAAAACCGTACGGGTCTAAATCAGTCGCGACAACAGATGAGCTTATATTGGGCATTTTTTTTACGATTACTATAACATCCACAAAATAACTGGTTTCAATGTCGTACCGTTTTGCAACTGAATCCACACCTTCCACAAACTGCGTGACTAGTGGTTGAATGCCCGTGCTAAACTCTTTTAGTTGAGTTTTTTTAACTTCGTCTTCAGTTAAGTTATTTAGTAATTCTTTTGTTGTAAAATCTCTCATTAGTATTTTCCTTTATAGTGGGTTTTTGTTTCATTTAAGTTGATAAACTATCATAGTACGCATATACTAGTTAAGTCAAACAATATTTATAAAATAAACTGAAAGGAAAAGACGATGGATGAACTAAAAACGCTAGAAAGTATTATTGAACAAGAACCTGATGATATGTGGACTCATTGTAATGATATTGATTACTTTAGACATATAAAGCAACATTCTTGGCTGATATACAACGATGTAACTGGCTGTTGGCAACAAATGAAAACCACAGGAATAATACATGAAAAAAAACATTAGAAATAAGAAAGACATACAAAAACAAATAGACCAGTTGAAAGAGATTGAAAGGCTTAACACGTTTAGCAGTAACCTAAGTTTTTTATACGAAGGAAAGTTTACCAAGGTTGAGTTCCTTAAAGAGCAGTTAGCTAGTGCAAACCTAGAAACCACTAGAAAAGGATTTTGGTTAGGCTTTGAAGATGCAAGATGTCACCCCCAAGAAAATAATATTTTAATGCAGTGGGAAAAAACTTTAGTCTTTAATAAAACAAAACAACTAGAGGGCAAAAACAATGAGTAGAATTGAATTTTTTGGTAAAGCGACTAGAACTGAATCGCAGTTAGAGAAGGCGTTTAAACAAGCCCTCATAAAAAGGGGGTTTTTGTGCTATAAATTTTCAAGCCCTGCCAAGCGTGCCGTACCTGATGCAATAGTAGTGGCACCTAATGGCTTTGTGGCTTTTATTGAGTTTAAAAACCCAGTTGATAAAAGCAAGTTAACTAAGCTGCAACAAATTGAAGTTGAAAAACTAAAGCTGCATAAAGCAAACGTTTACGTTGTTCATAGCGGCGATGAAGCCGAAAAGGTTTTTTTAACCTTACTTAGCAAAAGTGGGTATGTTAAATGCTGAATTATAACTTACTAGATGAGGACCAACTGAAGTTAATAGACCGCATATATGAAAACGATGTGAATTTTATATACGCGACAATGGGCGCGGGTAAAACTGTATGCGCCTTAACTGCCGTTGATGAATTGCTTGCAAAGGGTATTGTTAGCCGTGTTCTTATTGTCGCGCCGTTAAGACCTGCAAAAGAAGTGTGGGCAACGGAGCATAAAAAGTGGTCGCACCTTACCCATTTAGATGTTGCGGTTGCCTGCGGCACACCTAAACAAAGATTAGACGCCATTAAAAGCGATGCTAAGATTGTTGTCATAAACATAGAAAACTTGGTATGGTTCTTTGATACGTTTAAACACGGTCACGGGTTTGATTGTCTAGTAATTGATGAGCTTAGTAAGTTTGGTAGTAATGGTGCAAAATGCGTAAAGAAACTAAAAACATATACTAATGATTTTACCCATAGGACCGGCTTAACGGCATCACCTACACATGAAGGTTTCGACCGATTGTTTGCGCAAACTCTGGTATTGGATGGAGGTGCTAGATTTGGTCGGAACAAGCAGAAGTTTTTAGAAACTTTTTTCTTTTCTACTGACTACGAACAACGGAATTGGGAGTTGATACCTAATATGGAACCAATACTAATGAGCAAAATAGAAAGTATATTTTACTCAATGCCTGATTACACCCATACACTCCCATTGTTGGCGGAAAAACACGTACACTTTGAATTAACTGAAGCGGGTAAAAAGCAATATAGTGAGTTTAAAAATCACAGTGTACTTGAACTCGGCTTATATACTATTGTCGCCGATAACGCGGCGGTACTATCTGGCAAACTAGAACAATTAACAAGCGGCTTTGTATACTGCGATGATGATGTATATGACTTATGCGTTGGGTTGCCTAGAAAAGACTTGTTTGTTTCTTTACGTATGCGCCTAGCCAATACTAAATGCTTAATTTTTTATACGCTTGAAGAAGAAAAAGAACAGATAAAGTCAGCTTTGATGGGTAACTGTAGTTTTATTAATGATAACGGCGTAATTGACCGGTGGAACAAAGGCGAAATCGATAACTTGGTACTACATCCTAAATCAGCTAGTCACGGTTTGAACTTGGCAAGCGGTGGGCATACAATTATATGCTATTCGCCAATCTGGTCTAACGACGCGTTTAAACAGCTTGTGGCAAGAGTATGGCGACGAGGGCAAGTGCATGATGTTTCTGTTTTTACATTAGTTTGCGATGGTACTGTTGACGAGGTGAAAGTTAAACGGATAACTGATAAGGAAGAATACGACAAGTTATTAAGGGCGCATATAAAAGGGCGTGGTTAACGCCCTTGTTTATTTTACTTCTCTTGTATATATGCGCTAACACCTAAATTAAAGTTTATCTCATACGTTTGTAGGTATCTTGGCACGCCTTTTCTAAACTTCATCAACGCATCAAAAGTCGCCAATTTTGCAGTGTCATAATCAGTAACTTTTATATATTCAGTGTATAGAATGTGCGCTGCTTGTTTACCTTTCAAGTGTGCCTTTTCTGCCGCATTGTTTAAACGCGGTCGTCTATCCGGTGGTAGATTACAATACCCATCAACGTCGCGGCTAGTCATTTCAAACTTGTTATAATTTGGTCTACGCCTAGTTACTTTCATATTAACCACCTACAAAAAATGTTATTAACTGATACATTAAAAAGCCAATCGCGCCTACTAACGCAAGTTTACCCATAAGGTGCCAAAAACCATCCACTAGGGTTAACATGAGCAAACCCATTACTCCTATAAAACTAAGCATATTAACTCCTTACAATAGTGGTTATTTTTGCACCCGTACCGGCATACAATGCTTTATAAAAAGCGACAACGCCCTTAACGTGATGTTTTCCGCTATTTGTGCGTTTGTAATGGTATTCTGCTAGTCTCTTATCGTTTTTTAATACGGTGATAGTCATAATATTTTAATCCTTTGTGTGGTGGTTTGAGGGCGCTTTATTGCGCCCGTTATGTTTAGCCTGCTATTGCTTTATTGATTTGCTTTTGTACGTAGTCCGCGCCCTGTTCTTGGTCCTTGAAGTTTTGCATCTGCGGGTCCGCGTTTAATATGATTAATTCTTCCTGTTCGAATTGCGTACCTTTCAAGTCGGCTTTCGTTATTGAACAAGTCGAACCATGCTCACTTTGCATATAGTGTTCACGTATGGCGAAGCCGACCGTCCTTAGTGTCGCCGCGGCAGTAAACATATTAATCAAGTCGGCTTCATTCAATTCATTTTGAGGCTGTTTTGCGATAATCGTTTGTACGTGCCTATTTATGCGCTCATCGTCTTGCGTTGATTGATTTGTAGTGCAAGCACTATACCCAACGATACCCACTGATATATCTTGTGCTTGCAAGTACTTAACAGCGCGAATAAGCGCGATTCCGCGATTGCAAAATTGGCTATCTTCGACGCCGCTAGTTGCGCCGAATGAGCAAGCAATCCAAACGGCGCGTTTTCCCACTTCCTGAATGCCTAGGTTTATCATGCAATGTTCTTCACCCATCGTATATGCTGTAACGTCGCAAGTTACGCCATATTCATCATGGTATAGGTTTATTTCCGGTTGCGTGGTTATGTGAGTACGCGCGGTTACTGCTAGTGCATCGCGCACCTTTTCTTTCACGTTATCCGGTGCGGTATTGTTTTTAAATCTGCGTTCTAAGTCTTTGCCAGAACAGTTACCGTTAAAGTGATTAGGGCGGCTTTTAAAGTATGCTGCATTACTTGCGCTTGCTATGCCTAGCCATTCGCTTACACCGTCAAAATGATTCATTAAAGTTTTGTTTTCTTTCGTGTAGTTTGTAACTATCATAATATCTATATTCCTATTGTGGATGCGTTTAAACAGCGTTAGCTAGTGATTGAGTCATGGCGGTAATTGTTGGCGCATTAACTTTTAATAATACGCTGCTGTATTCACCCGGCGTCATACCTTGTTTCACGGTATCCGCTATCATCGCGAGCTTGGCATCAACTGGTAGATTGCTCGATGCTATTTTACCGGCTTGTTTTATTGTGCGCGGCGTTATATCGGAACCGTGTATGCCCTTATTTGTGATTACTTGGCGCAAGGCGCGCATATAGTTAACTATTGGTTCACTAGCTAAACTATTCTCAATGTTAGCGCTGTAGTCATGCTCAATGCGAATGAAGCGATTTAGCGTAGCCTTGTCTAATCTAGCACGTCCGTTATAGTCACTACTTGCACCGGCACCGGTAGTATTCGCGGTAACAATAACGCGGTGGTTATCGGTGCGCTTTTTGGTTTCACCGTCGGGAAATGTCAGTTCACCGGCTAAGTCAAAAATCGCCATGATAGTAACAAGGGCGCGAGGGCATGAAGCGTCAATCTCATCAATGCAAAGTATCCCGCCGTCACTATCTAACCACTTGCGTACGATGCTTGCAACATAGCCGCTAGGCAACAATGCACCCAGTACTTCAAACTTGCTTAAAATCGCGCCCATTGTAAATATGGGTAAATCTAGCCCTTTTGCTATTTGCGTCGCGGTTGTAGATTTACCGGCACCGGTGCGACCGTAAAAATACAAATCATTGCCTACTGATATATGGTTAAGCGCGTTCGTGTAACACTCATGCGTTACGCCAACAACATTACTAGATACCGCGCCGCTTGCCTTGGTCAAGGCTACTTCGACAACGGTTGGCGCTTTTGAGTGTTGACCTATCAATTCAAGTACTCTTTTTTCATCAAGCGGGGCAGTTTTGGCGCCTGCCATTTTAAGCAATAACTCAGATAGTAAATCGGCATCGGTTTTAGTAGTCGTTGGTGTTTGTTCCTTTATAGGGTTGTTTGTTGGTTCCGGCGTTGGTTCCGGCGTTGGTTCCGGCGTTGGTTCCGGCGTTGGTTCCGGCGTTGGTTCCGGCGTTGGTTCCGGCGTTGGTTCCGGTGTGCTGTTCAATTCTAATTGATAGCCGGTGAACTGTTCACGCGTCATTAGGTCAAAATTGTACGCAAGGTTAACCACTTCAGCATTGCTCATGCCGCGGGTTGGCTTGCTATGTTGAGTCATTAGCGCGGTCTTATATGCTTGGATTGTTGAGTTATTCATATTGTATTGGTCCTATATGGTGGTTATGGGGGCGCGTTTAAACACCCCCTGTAGTTTATGCGTGAAGTTGGTCTGCAATGGCGTTGCTAGTGTCGTTAGCGCAACACGGGCAAACGGCTTCGCCTTCAAAGGCTTGTAATAGTTGGGTGCGACTGGCGCGGTATGTGAACTTGCAGTAAGTGCATTCGACTTTGAGCATTCTAGCAGTTTGCTTTTTCTTGCCACTGTTAGCGGCATTCAGTGCTGAATGCGGTATCTCGCCAATTGCGTCCACTATATCAAGTAATTTTTCTTGTAGTGCATCGCCCGCGACGGTCGCGGTTAGCTTGCCCACTAAACCAACTTTTCGCGCTGTTCTTGCAAAAAAATTCTTATGCCCTGATTCGCAGTCGTCCGCGGCATGTATTAGCTCATGTAGTAGCACATCAAGAATGCGGGTTGAGCTGTTTTCTGTCGGTGTAATAAATATGTGAGAAGTGATAAGGTCTTCACTTGCCGCTTTTTTCCAGCATTCACCGATGCTGTTCTTACTTTTAGGATGCCCAATAGATACGACGTATTTAAGCGGCATCATACCACCGTCACCCTGTTTAACTATGGCAGGTAGTAGAATGCTAGTGGATAGAATGTTAGCGGCTTCGATAAGCCATTGTTCGCGGTTTGCTGTATTGGTTTCAATAGTCATTTGCTTAGTCCTGTGTGGTTTAAATGCGCGGTTTTGCGTCAAGTGGTAATAGTAACAGGGTATTGCATCTATATGCAACGTTTAAATGCAATATATATGCAGACTATGCGGTGGCTGATTGGGACCGTTTTGTTACTTTGTTTGGGACCGTTTTGTTACCTGCTAAGTGTCTGTTATATAAAGGCTAAAAACAAAAGGTAACAAAGGTAACAGTTTTATAAACTTATAGGATTGTATAAAAGTGATTTTTTCAGTGGGCTTATATGTTTTCGCTGAAAGTCTTTTAAATCCTGTTACTTTGTTACCTTTTGGGACCAGTAGCGATACAGCCCGCGCCCCGCCTGCATTCTTCAGGGTAACAAAACGGATTCATTCTGTTACCTTTCTAAACGGCGCTGTATGACATGGTAAGCGCATGTAACATGTATCTAGTACATATCCATAGATAGCAGGCGAAGTCTATAAATCAGGAATCGTTTAATTAATAAACAGTATGTTACATAGATATGAGTGATAGATATTGCATGGCGTTTAAACAGCTCGTTTACACACACACCACCATGCCGCGCCGTTTAAACGCATTTAATTTAATGTATTTTTTTTTTTTT